GCATACTACTAAGTTATTAAATAGTATAACGAACTATACCATAAAATGCAATGAATTTTCAGAATTTTTAAAGTAATTAAGTCCTTTTTTTATCGAATTTTTGTAATATTATCCTTATATTTACAAAATGTCATTGACTTTATTCAGAATATTCATATAATTAGAATTAGATAGAGAGAGCCTACACCTTAAGAGATAGGAGGGTTCTATTATGGACCAAAAATCCAACATCAAGTATGCAATTAGTAAGGGAGATATGTTTTTAAGACCAGTAGATGGCCCTGATGGTACGCTGATGAGTACGGAAATCTATAGATACGATGGCGATTATTTTATTATTCATGATCGTGCCCAACGTATTATTGAGCGTAGTTGTAGACATTATGGTGAATCATACTCTGGAAGAAAAGCACAAGCTAAACGCATCGCCAATATCTCCAACAAAACACCAATATTGCTCACTCCGATTTATCAAACCTACTTTTTCCCCACTCACTCGGACAGGGTTCCTGAAAACAGTTGGCTCAATATGCATTATGTAGTCAAACTTAAACCATTAAAAGGCGCCCGTTGTAAAGTCACTTTTGCCAATGATTTAACCGTAACATTGCCCATTTCACATCACAGTGTTAAGCATCAGCTTTTGAATTGTGTATATTTCGCTTACTTAGTAGGAAGGTCTAATCAAGTACAAACGCATAACCCTGAAAAACCGATAGATTATGACCAACAACCTTTTAATATTTTTGAAGCGCTATCGCAATATGCCTTATTAGAAAATGCAAAAAGAGAGTTAGCAGAAAAGAAGAAAAAAGCGAATTACTTGTAGCTATTGCCATTTGAATTAAATTTTTGTGCTGCATGAACATGATGTTGATTGCTTATGAGAGAACCCACACGTTAATCAATACGATTTCTTTTATAAAGTGTAAAGTTAGCGGAATTTATATACGCATAGTGTAAATGTTCCGTTAACTTTTTTGCTTTTAACTCTTGATTTCTTCAGTGATGTTGATATAATAATATTTGTGATTGAAAAAGTTATTCCACAGTAGCTCAGTGGTAGAGCTATCGGCTGTTAACCGATCGGTCGTAGGTTCGAGTCCTACCTGTGGAGCCATGGAAACGTACTCAAGTTGGCTGAAGAGGCGCCCCTGCTAAGGGTGTAGGTCGCGAAAGCGGCGCGAGGGTTCGAATCCCTCCGTTTCCGTAAATTATAGCTTGAAACCATTGATTTAATAGGATTTTTGAAAAGCAAGTGTCAAATATGTGTCAAGAAAATATTTCTCTGACACGTTGACCTTGCTCTTTTTTATGTTCGTCGAGCAGATGGGAATAAATATCAAGTGTAACAGATATTTTATAATGACCTAAGCGTTTGCTGATATATTCAATTGGTATTCCTTTTGAAAGTAGGTAAGATGTGTGGGTATGCCGTAATGCGTAAGGAGTTATAGTGTCATCTTTTAATCCAGTTTCTTTTTTAGCGTGATTGAATGATTTAGACACAGCCGTATGACTTAATTTAAACAGCTTACCATCAACACGTTTCGGTAGGTTTGATAGCTTAGACTTAATGAGTTTTATATCTTTTTGCGAAACTTCTACAAAACGATCAGCATTAACCGATTTAGTACCTCGTAAATGTATAATGCCATCCTTTTCGTTTAAATCTATATCTACCATATTAATTGCATCACTAAATCTTGCTCCTGTAATTGCTAAAATGAAAAGAAAAATATAACTTTCTTCATTACGTGTTTTAAAATACTCAATCAACTGTTCGTATTGTTTTATTGTCATAAATTTTGTAGCTTCTTCTTTTGATTTTTTCGTTCCTTTGACTTCCACATTATAGGTAGGGTCTTTCTTCAAATAGCCATCATATAGCGCATCTCGTAAACAACGAGATAAGCAACCATGCACTTTACGCACAGTCTCATCCGTATGTCCCTCACCATAACCATTTAAAAATTTTTGGTATTCTGTACGTGTGATATTTTTAATCAATATACCTGTACCGAAATATTCTTCAAACAGCTTAATAGAACGTTCATACCAATAAAATTGACGTTTAGATAAATTTTTCTTGTTTTTTATTTCAACCCAATCATTGTAATACTCTTTGAATGTCTTATCGTCAATCGCATTACCATCTTCTAAATCACGTATGAGTTGCTGCGCTGCATTAACCGCCTCAGCTTTAGTTTTAAAGCCTGATTTGCGTTTCTTACCCGACTTAAAAGAGGGGTGTTTAACATCATATTGCCATGATGATGATGTTTTATTTTTCCGTTTTGTTACTGTAAATGATGCCATTTCACCATTCCTCCTCAAAAATAGTAAAAAATAATAAGGGTACGTGGGGGTACCCGTAAATTGCATAAAAAAACAGGAAGTACAAGTGCACTTCCTGTGAGCCCTCTCTTTCAAGGGTTGATATAATGTAAAGTCCTCTTTTTCAAGGATTAATCTATTATTATATTAACAGGAAATCAGTAACTATTCAAGTTTAATGTTAGTGAATTGTTTCACTATTGCTCTGTCTATTTGATTTAATGTATATTCACTATAATGCAATTGACCAATAGGGTCATATTCATTAAGTACATTAATTCTATCTTTGCTTATGTTAGTAATTTGATTTATATTAGCAAAAGTCCTTTTATCGCTATATCTCTCATATCTCCTTTCTAATTCTTGCATCTTTTGAAATGTAAGTTCGTGTTCTCTAATGGACTCCTTTACTGAAGCATCTTTTAAAGATTCAACGCTTAAATATTCTTCTGCGAGTGACAAAAGGTTATTAGCTAAGGTTTGATATTGATTATTAATGTACTTACTAAATATTTGTATTAAGTCTTCTTCTACTAAAATATTAAACTTATTATTTTTTGAAGTCAGAGGAATTACAGTTAGCGTAGAATTAAAACGGTTATCTTTTTTATCTAAAACAACACAAAAATGATTACCAGAAAACTCATTGCCTATGTTAATACCTAATTTAGCATAAACGATTGCACCTCGTTTATAGGTTTTATATTTTCTTCTTTGATGACTTTTTGTGTTATTCACTTCATTTCTTAAGAACTTTGAATATTCAAAGCACCAAGAGTCCATATACATATATTTTTTAGTTGGCTATCTTGAACATATTTAAAATTTTTGTTTGAAATACGCAATAATTCTTCTCTTTCCATCCCTCAACCTCCAATCCAATAAAAAGGCTAGCGTGCTAACCTAATTTTATTCGCTTGTTGCATCGTAGTATTCGTCACCATTCTCATCAGTTTTTACGTTATTTTCTGATGGTTTTGGTATATTTTTGTCATAAATTGATGGGTGACCACCTACACCGTTTTGCGGTAACTCTTCGGTTTTTGGTTGCGTTGCTTTTTGATTATCGACAGCTCCAGTCGATGTGTCGTTATTTTTATAAACGACTTGATCCTGAGTGTTTTCTTGGTTGTTAATATTGTTTGATGATGTGTTTTGGCTGTTCGAGTCATTGAATTCATCAACAATATCATTCACGGCTGAGTAGTCGACAGTTTTCAACTTAGATAAGTCGATTTCTTTTTCTCCTAATTTTTTGCCACCGATACCTTTAGTTGCTTTTAAAGTTATATTATTGTCGTTTTCAAGTTCATAGCCCAAAATACCTTTAGCAGTCTTGCCTTTTTTAACCATATCATGAGCATGTTGTGACCATTCTTCAAATTCCCCTGTCGTAGGTGTTGTACCTGTTTCCAACTTTGCTAGTGAGTTCTCAGTATCTTGAAGGACAGTAAATCCAGCTATAAATATAGTGTTTGGCGCTACGTTTTCTCTACCTGATTTGCTTTTAACTTCATATTTAAAAACAACGGACTTTTTACCACTGTCTTTATCATTGACGATAAAAGTATCTTTGATTTTCAATACCGCGTCATCGATAACTAAAGTGTCGTTTGTAAATTGAGGTTTGTCCTCATTCACCTTAGTTTCTTGTTTTGTTTCATTTTCTTTTTTGTCGTTTCCACATGCACTTAAAACTAACAAACTAGCATACAATAAAAACATTAATCTCTTCATGTTTTACGCTCCTTAAAAATTGTTTTTATATAAAGCGTCACAAGGACGCTCGATATTGTATTCATCTATTTCTTTTTTAGTAATAGGTAGATTGTTTTTAACTCTATATACTAATTGTTCTAATGTGTAGATAGGAACCAACTCAGTTCCATCATCTTCTAAACGTTGCACTTCAGTCATGTGTATTCCTCCTACAATATAACTTTTCCCGCTACTTTAATATCGTGACTACTATCAAAATGTAAATCAGGATATTTCGAGTTCAACGAAACTAAGCGTATACCCTTATCGCTAATGAACACCTTTTTCAAATAAGCCTCACCATCAATGACAAAAATGCCGATTTGTCCACTGTTGATTTGTTTAGTTTTGTCTATAAAGATAATCTCTTTATCTTCAAACATAGGTTCCATTGAATCACCATTGACTTGCAGTGCAAAGTCATGATTAGGTATGTGCCCATTGTATTGTGTTGTAAACTCGACACCATCTATTAACGTTTCTCCAGTACCAGCTGAAGCATATCCGTATACAGCGACCTCTTCTGAAACGATATTGTTTGAGTTGATATGTAAAACTTTGTTATTTTGTTCGTCTAGTTGTTCAGTAGCAAAGTCTAGTACACGTTTTTGACGAGGAGGTGTTAGTTTGTCGTAGATGGAAGTGATGTCGCTCTTTTTATTATGTCTCTTAGGGAATAAGTCGTCGATACTAATATTTAATATATGCGCGATTTCAAATAAATCATCTTGTTTAGGAGTTCTATAGCCAGTTTCATAGTTTGAAATAGTAGCTTTTTTAGTATTAAGTTTTTCTCCTAATTGGTCTTGAGTTAAATTCATTTTAGTTCTATAGTATCTGATTTTATTACCTATAAATTTTGCTAATTCTTTTTTATCCATTTCCTTACCTCCTCTAAATGTACCTATATTATATCCCAATTATTTTTGGTATTCAACAAAAAATACACGAAATGCAAACTTTTGTATTGACGTATGTACACGAATCGTGTATAGTTAATTTTGTAAACAGGAGGTGACAACATGCAATGGAATTTAATAAGGCTTAGAAAAGAAAGAAAGTGTACTCAAGAAGACTTAGCTAATCTCCTGAATATATCTACTGAAGGATATCGTTTAAAAGAAATAGGAAAACATCAGTTTAAAAATGATGAAATGTTTATTATTGCTGACTTTTTCAATGAAAACATTGGAGATATTTTTTTACCTACAAAGTACACGAATCGCAAACAAAAAGCTTAAAAGGAGGGCAAATGATGCAGGAATTACAAACTAAGCCCAACATCGGAGAAATGTTCAATATTCAAGAAAAAGAAAATGGAGAAATTGCAATTAGTGGTCGAGAACTTCATCAAGCATTGGAGGTTAAGACAGCGTACAAAGATTGGTTCCCTAGAATGCTGAAATATGGTTTTGAAGAAAATACGGACTATACAGCTATCGCTCAAAAAAGAGCAACAGCTCAAGGCAACATGACTCATTATGTTGACCACGCACTCACACTAGACACTGCAAAAGAAATCGCAATGATTCAACGAAGTGAACCAGGTAAACGTGCAAGACAATATTTTATCCAAATTGAGAAAGCATGGAACAGTCCAGAAATGGTTATGCAACGCGCTTTGAAAATAGCGAATAACACAATACTACAACTAGAAACTCAAATTGAAAGAGATAAACCAAAAATCGTATTTGCTGATGCGGTAGCCACAACTAAAACATCGATTCTAGTTGGTGAGTTAGCAAAGATTATTAAACAAAATGGTGTCGATATTGGTCAACGCAGATTATTCGAATGGTTACGTCAAAATGGGTTCCTCATTAAACGTAAAGGCGTTGATTATAACATGCCAACTCAATATTCGATGGAACGAGAATTGTTTGAAATCAAAGAAACCACAATCAGTCATTCAGACGGTCACACATCGATTAGCAAGACACCAAAAGTTACCGGAAAAGGACAGCAGTACTTTGTTAATAAGTTTTTAGGAGAAAAAACAACTTAAAGGAGGAAGCTAAATGAAAAAAGCTCACTTTGGTAATTTATCTAAAGAATTGGATCAATTAGTGGATAGGAAAATACAAGCAATAGCGAATGAAAGTAAGAATTATGGCGAGGTTATAAACAAACTAATTGAAGACAAAACCATTCAAAACTCATCTAAGAAATTTGAGTATATTAAAAACCGCATTCTCAAACATGCATTGAACCAAAAAATAGAGCGCTAAAAAACGCCCTTGAAAATTAAAACATTGAATCTCGAGCCATTTTGTCTAAAACATTGTTAGTCATTTCATCTTTAAAATCCGATGAATGCGGTAAATGTTGAAAAATTTCAGCTAATGCGCTAGCTAAATTTTCATTATCGACATCATGTTTCTCTAAGATTTCTAGAATTTCATCTTTATTCATACTTATCACCTCCTTAGGTTGATAACAACATTATACACGAAAGGAGCATAAACAATATGCAAGAATTACAAAAAATACAAATTGAAAACAATTCAGAATTAGGAGTAGTCGTTTCTAGTCGAGTGATTGCTCAAGAGTTAGGTAAAGAACATGGAAAAGTGATTAAGAGTTTAGAGAGCATTATTTCTGAAAAGCCACATTTGACTTCTCACATTATTGCTAGCACTTACAGAGTAGGTGGCAAACAAAACAGAAGTTACAAAGAATATTTATTAACTAAAAAAGGTTTCAATTTATACATGTTTAATATACAAGGTCATAACGATTTTAAAGAAGCATATATTGATAAGTTTGAAGAAATGGAACGTCAACTAACGCAACCTATCGCAAGTTACATGATAGAAGACCCAGTCAAACGTGCTGAACTTTGGATAGAGGAACAGAAAGAAAAACAGGCATTACAACTTGAAAACAACATGCAAAAACAAAAGATTGCTGAATACGAACCGAAAGCATCTTATTTAGACACTATTTTAAATAACAAGAGTTTAGTAACAGTCGGACAAATCGCAAAAGATTATGGTATGTCGGCTCAAGCGCTTAACAAGTTATTACACGACTTAAAAGTCCAGTACAAACAATCAGGACAATGGTTACTTTATTCAAATCTACACGACAAAGGTTACACACATTCTTCTACAACGGAGATTGAACATAAAGACGGTAGCACATCGGTTCGTATGAACACTAAGTGGACGCAAAAAGGCAGACTGTTTATTTACGACTTACTTAAAGACAACGACATTCTACCCACAATCGAACAACCAAATTAAGGAGGAGAAAAAATGCAACTACTCAAATACACAAAAATAGCACTCCTAATCGTCATCTTGGCGGAGGAGATTAGGAATGCTATCAGAAAGAACAAAGTAACTATTGCAACTGAATCATTTATTAGTGAGAGATGTTGGCAATAGCTAAATTGAACATTTCGGTTTTCCCGCAGTTCAGACAAACAGTCACAAACATTTTCATACTTGGTGCAGGTAGATTTTGAGAAATAGCTGATAGAGGGGAACTTAAATTGAATAGAGATATACCAGTATACAACTTAAAGGAGTGTAAAAATATGCAATCATTACAAGAAACAACAATCGAACAAACAAATTAAGGAGGAGAAACAATGTTTAAACGTAGAAAGAAAGAACGAGTCCAAATGACACTAGAAACAAACTTAGAAGAACTCAAACTATTACTGAATAAAT